GAGCAAACCAGATCAAGGCAAACGAAAAGATCATCAACATAGATGACCTTTTAATTGCACAAAGTTTCGTTGCTAACATTGACGAACTTAAAAATCATTATGACGTAAGAGCAACTTACGCTGATGAATTAGGTAAGGCTCTAGCTCGTACATACGATCAAAACGTAGCCAAGCAAATTGCAAACGCTTCTAGAGCTTCTACTACTCTTAGTGGTGGTAATGGTGGTCTTGTATTAACACTTGCTAATGGTAATACAGCTTCAGCAAACGTCACAGGTGATGAGATAGCAGCAGCTATCTATGACATTGCACAGACATTTGATGAAAGAGACATTCCTCCAACAGATCGTTTCTGTGTACTACCACCTGCTGAGTACTACAAACTTGCTGAGTCTGCTACAAGAACTGTAGACGTTGACTTCAACCCACAGGGTAATGGTTCGTTTGCTTCTGGTAAGGTACAACAAGTTGCTGGCATACCAATAATGATGTCAAACAACGTACCTCAGAGTAACGTAGGATCAAACCCAAGTGGTGCGAACAACACTTACTCAGGAGATGATAGTAAGACTATTGGTCTTGTCTTCCACAAGTCTGCTGTTGGTACAGTAAAACTTATGGATATGACAACTGAAATCTCTGGTTCAGATTATGGCATAATGTATCAAGGAACTTTAATGGTTGCTAAATATGCGTTAGGACATGGCATCTTAAGACCAGAATGTGCAGCTACTATTAAGCTATCTGCTTCTTAATTTCAATTTATAGGGTATCTTATTATTAGATACCCTTTTTTTATTATGTATCATTCATCTAAAAAGAAAAAAAAGAAAGGTGGGAGAGACTCACTTAAAATAAAAAAGTACTAAAAAATGACTGTAGCTGCAACCACTGAGCTTGAAGCAATCAACATTATGTTGGCTGCTATAGGAGAAGCACCTGTAAACAGTCTTATCGGTACACTTCCTGTAGATGTAAAACTAGCTCAATCAACTCTTACAGAATTTAACAAAGAGATTCAATCAGAAGGTTGGTCTTTTAATACTGAAATAGATGTAACTCTTACAAGAGATGCTTCTAAACAGATAGCTTTATCACAAGACATATTACGGATTGATGCAAACATACATCAACACCCAACTATTGACCCTATACAACGTGGGTTGAAGCTGTATGACAGATTAAATAACAAGTTTGAATTTGATGAAGATTTGATTTGTACTGTTATTTATCTAAGAACTTTTGAAGAGATACCAGAACCAGCTAGACGTTATATCACAATCAAAGCTGCAAGAGTTTTTGTTGATAGATTGGTTACTGATGATGGTCTAAGAACTTATACAGGACAAGACGAAACAAGGGCAAGAGCTATACTAATGGAAACAGATTTAGCAAATGGAGATCACAATATCCTTAGAGGTGACCCTTCATTAACAAGTGTCTTTGATACTTATTCACCAGCAAACGGACTTATTAGATAACTATGGCTGTAGTTTCAAGAGCAATACCTACACTATTGAGAGGTGTATCACAAGCTGCTGACTCTACAAAGCAAGCTGACCATGCAGACATACAAGACAACGCAAACAGTAATCCAGTACAAGGTCTAACAAAACGATCTGGCACACAGTTTATTACTACACTAAGTAGTTCTGCTATCGGTAATGTTCATATACAAACTATCAACAGAGATATAAACGAAAGATATGTAGCAATATTTAGCAATGGTAATGTCAAAGTTTATGAGCTTGATGGTACTGAACTAACTGTGCATAAACCTGATGGCACTGCTTACCTAAACACATCAAACCCAAGAAGTGTAATAAAAACTATCACTATTGCTGACTTCACTTTTGTTGTAAATACAGGTATCACAACTGCTATGGATAGTGCGGTTAGTGCTGGCAACATAACTCAAGCTGTTGTATTTATAAATCAAGTCTCAGATAAGACTACATATTCAATAACAGTAGATGGGGTGACTGTGACTGATGACACTACAACTGATTCTGCACTTAGCACTACACAAGTAGCATCTGATCTGGTAGCAGGTCTTAATTCTGGTCTTACAGGTTTTACGATTGCTAGAAATGGTCCTGTGATACATATAAAAAAGAATGATGGCAGTAATTTTTCTATAGATGGTAATGACACTCAAGGTAATACACAGTTAACAGTAGTAAAAGATTCAGTACAAAGATTTACTGACTTGCCTACTGTCTCTCCAAATGGTTATGTCGTAGAAATAAAAGGAGATGAAGCGACAAACTTTGATAATTACTACGTTAAGTTTGTCACTAATAATGGTGGTGCTTTCGAAGAAGGGCAATGGGAAGAGACTGTAGAAGCTGGCATACCTTTTAAATTTGACTATGCAACAATGCCACACGTTCTTATACGTCAGGCAGATGGTAATTTTAGATTTGCAAGAGTAGATGGTGATAGTTATACAGCAAGCGGTCAAACATTTACTTTACCTAAATGGGGTGAACGTACTGTTGGAGATCAAGATTCTGCACCCAACCCTTCTTTTGTTGGAGCTACTATAAACAACGTATTTTTCTTTAGAAACAGACTAGGGTTTCTAGCTGATGATAATGTTGTCTTATCAAGAGTTGCAGAGTTCTTTAACTTTTTTCCTGAGACAGTTATATCTGTTATAGATTCTGACCCTATAGACGTTGGTGCTTCTCATACTAAAGTTGCTATTCTTAAACACGCAGTAACTATGGGAGAACAGTTAATCTTGTTTTCAGATCAAACGCAATTTGTTCTTACGTCTTCTTCTGATACGCTGACACCAAAGACTGCAAACGTAGTAGTAGCAACAGAATTTGAATCTAGTGATTCTGCACAGCCTGTAGGTTCTGGTTCTTCTATCTACTATCTAACGCAGAAAGGTAGTTTTGCTGGTGTAAGAGAATATATAACACAAGAGAATGTAGCTATCAAAGAAGCAAGTAATATCACTATTCATGTACCAAGACTTATACCAAGTAATGTTTTTAAGTTAGCTGTCAGTACAAACGAAGATGTTTTGGTTTTGCTCGGTACAGATAATCCAAACAAGTTGTACATAAACAGATGGTTATATGGAGAGAACTTTCAAAAGATATTAAATAGCTGGTCAACTTATACATTCAACTCTGCTAGGTCTATTAGAAATATAGACTTTATTGGTACTGATCTATTTTGTGTAGTAGAAGAAGCAAATGGTACAACTTTAGAAAAGATACCTTTTGAAGCAGAGTTTAGAGAAGCTAACTCAGAGTTTGAATTTCATCTAGATCATAAAGTTACTGAAGCAACGACAGGTGTTTCTGTTGCTTACAACGCAAGTACAGACGTAAGTACCTTTACAGTACCTTATAGGTTAAGGGCCAATATGAATATTGTTGGTAGATATTTAGCAAGCGGTGAAACAAGTACTTTTGTAAACCCTCAAGGCAATACAGTAGCTTTAAAATCTGGTCAGCAGATACAAACAACAAACGCTACGAATGGTTCTACCTCTACCATCACAGCCAATGGTGATTTTAGAAATAGTAAATTTATTATCGGTGAACCTTTCTTGATGCACTATAGATTTAGTCAACAAAGACTTACAGAAGGTGCTGGTCAAAGAAGTGAATTTATTAGTGGCAGATTGCAGCTACATCACTTCTATATAAAGTTTGAAGATACAGGATTTTTTAGAGTAGAAGTAACACCTGAGAACAGAGATACAAGTACACATAAATTTACTGGTCGTTTGCTTGGTGCTGCGTCTGCTGCTATTGGTCAAATAAATCTAGAGACAGGTACGTTTAGAGTACCAATAATGAGTAGGGCAGATAGGGTTGATATAGATGTGAAAAATGACACTTTCCTACCAACACAGTTATCAAGTGCAGAATATGAAGCTATGTTCTATATGAGAAGTCGTAGAGTCTAGATGGGGTATTTGAGAAAAGCAAACATACATGACCTCAACCATGTATGTAAAAACATGAGAGATATAGATAAAATAGAAGCTTATTATCAGACAGGCAAAGAGCCAGAAGATGCACTACGACTAACATATCTGTATGGACAGCAGGTATTGACTATAGCTGGTGACGAAGATCAACCAATGGGGTTATGTGGTGTCGTAAGTGATGGGTGTATATGGTGTATAACAACAGATGAATTGTTTAGTAATAAAAAATATAAAATACAATTAGTAAGAGAAGGTAAGAAATGGGTAGATGATCTATTGAAAAATTATAATTTGCTATACAATATGGTATATGCTGAGAATACAACAGCTATCAAATGGCTGAAAAGTCTTGGGTTTACTTTTATTAATTATCACGCAGAATATGGAAAACAAAGTAAACCATTTTATGAATTTCTGAGGATTGCCTAAATGTGTCTTCCAGCAGTAGGAGCAGCTTTAACAGGTGGAGCTTTATCAGGTGCTTCTGCTGGTTTATTTGCAGCGTCTTTAGGTCTTGGTTTGGCTGGTGGTTTAGCACAAAGAAGTGCAGCTAGGGCAGCAGCAGATCAAACATATCAATCTTCATTAATAGCAAACAGATCAGCAGAACAAGCTTTTGCTGCACAACAAGAAGCTTTGGCAGATAATTTAAAAGAAACAAGAGCATCTTCAGCACAAGAAAATTTAGCAAAAACTATAGAAGGATTACAAGCTAGAGGTCGTACCATAGCATCAGAACAAGCAGGTCTTACTGTTGGCTACTTATTGCGTGATGCAGAAAGGCAGTCAGCAAATGCTAGAGAATCTATAAATCAAGCACTTGAATCAGCAACTAAACAATACAGAAGAAATGTTGATGGTCTTGTTGCACAAAGAGATAATAGACGTAATGAATTACAAAGTAATATAAATCAAGCATATAATCAGATACCTTCATTAGGCTCTGTACTGCTTAATGTAGCCACATCAGGTCTTAATTCTTATACTTCTATTGCTGCCCTCGCATGACCTCAAGTTTTCAAAGTACTGCTTTCAGATCGTCTGCTAGTCCTGTAGATACTTTTGTAGCACCACCAAGAGTATTACCAAAAACAGGTGCAGAAGAATTAGCTGATATTTTAAAAGTAGTAAATCCTAACTTACAAAAGTTTCTTGGTACACAAATTGAAAAAGAAGCAAAGAAAGAAGCTAATAAAGCTATAAATGATGCGTTAGATGGTTCGTTAGATGATTTTAAAGAAACTACAAAAATATTAAAATCAGGTCAATTAATTGGTGGAAATATATTTTATGATCGAGCTTTCAGAAGAAGCAAAGCACAAATTTTAGGTGGTACTTTAGAAACTAAATTAAAAAATTCTTACCGCACAACAACGATTGATGGTAAACCACTATCAAGTTTTACACTAGATTCTCAAGAGTATAGAGATTGGGAAAGTGGACAGATAAATGAAGTTATAGATGCTGTTGGTGATATTGATGAAGACACCTTTACTAAAAAGTTTTTACCTTATCTTATTGATGCAAAAGATAAGATTAATGAATTTGCATTAAAAGAAAATCAAAAGCTTGAATTTACAAATATAGAAGCTTCAGCAACGACTATTGCTAGTAATGTTCTTGATATGTATTCAGCTAGTTTACAAGATAAAGATGGTTTTAATAAAAAGAAATTTTTATTAATGATGAACCAAATCGAAACTTTTGAAAATGATGTTAACAAATTAGGTTTAACTTCAACTCAGAGATCAAATCTTAATAAATCTATATTAGATACTTTAGCTGCAAAGGCAAAAGAGATAGGTTACGAAACAGGAGATGAAGACCTTGCTAATGAACTTTTTGGTTTTGCACAATTCTTTCCTTATGGTGCTGGTGGCAAATTAAATCTTACAAATCACCCAGATTTTATTTCTACAAAAAACAAACTATTAGAAGATGTTGAAGACTATAGTTATAAAAAAGATACTCGAATAGTAGCAGAAGCAAAAAGATTAAAAGACAAAAAATTAAATGATGATTTATTATTATATGTTGATTTATTAAATGCAGATAAGGGAAATGAAGCAGCAAATTTATTAGAAAGAATAAAAGGAAATAACCCATTAAAAGCAGCATCAATAGAAACAAATGCAGCAGCTTTAGATGGTGATACTTTACAGAAATATGCACAAGTACAAGGTAATATATATGCTGGCAATTACGAAGATTTAGCTTCTGCAAGGGCAGCAGCGATAGGTTGGTTTTTAGATGAAGGCACACCTAAAACTGCAAGAAATTTAAATTTACTTAATAAGCTAATGACATTAACTGGTTCTGTAGATCAAGGACTTTTTGAACCTCTTAATGGATATTTTGTTAGATATGAAAACAGAGCAAAATTACAATTAGAAACAAATGATAAATTTAAAATTTATCAAATAATAAAAAAAGATCAAATGCTTGGTTTTATAAAATTAAATACTGAAGATTTAAAAACAGAATTTAGAGAATGGAGACTACAAAACAAAGATGCTGGTACAGAAGGGTTTGAAAATAAATATTTAGAGCTTCAAGCAAAGTATGAAGAAAAACTTATTGAACAATTAAATACACTTGTTGACCCTTCTTCAGCCCAAGATGATGTTAATGCTGAAATAATTAATCAAAACCAAAGTGGACTTGAAGGTGTACCTACAACGATAGAAGAGAAAGAAAAAGAAACTGGTGATTTCTTTGGTAATACATCTTTACCTTCGGTTGAATCAAGAGTTATTGCAGAATTGACAAGAATGGGTGGTATTACAAAAGAAAATAGAGATAAATTAATCGAGACAGTAGTTGCTGAAAAACAAAAAATGAGTCGTTTTAATATTGTAGGTAAATCAGAAGCAGATAGAATAATTCGATTCTTACAAACAGGTGAATATGGATTTGGTGGTAGTCCTAGAATTTATGAACCTATGAAATTATTAGTAGATGGTGATAACTTAGAAGCTAGTACTTTTAGTGGTGACTCACCCACTACTGTAACTGTTGAAGAAGGTGATACCTTAAGTCAATTAGCAGATCAATTTAGTTCATCAGTACAAGCTATTATGGAAGCTAATAATTTAACTAATCCAGACATGATAAATGTAGGGCAAGAATTAATTATGCCAATAGTTGAAAGAGTAAATATGAGAGAAGTTAAAGATAATCAAATAAAAGCATTGAACGTAATATTAAAAGATACAGATAAGACAAAAGTAATAGGACAACCTAAGATAGAAGATATGTTATTAGCTGTAGGTTTTGAACCAGAGATTGCAAAAATCATGGCTGCTGTGGCAATGGCAGAGTCAGCAGGTAATCCTATGATTGATACTGTAAAGTCTGGTTTAGACCCAGAAAAGAAAAATGAATTTTCTATAGGTCTATTACAATTAAATATGAAAGATGACAGAGAAAGACTATTAGATTTATTTGATATTGAATCTGAAGAAGAATTATACGACCCTATTATTAATGTGATTGCTGCCAAGAGATTATATGATGAACAAGGACTTGGTGCTTGGGGTGCATATACAGACAACTCTTACAAACAGTTTTTAAAGAACTAAAATGACAGACTCAAACATCACTAATCTTCTAAACAATGAAGAGGAAGAAGAAAAGAAAAAAATAGAAACACCAGAAACAGACGCTTTGTTTCAAAGTTTTGATAATCAACCTCTTTCTTCTGTAAGTAAAGCTATAAACAAAAGCCAAGCAGGTGTAGTAGATTTTTTTGATAATAAGTTTTTAGGAGATCAAAGAAGTTTTGAAGAAATACTTGAAAACAGATCACGAATAATAAATGAAGCAAAAGAAAAAAATGAAAAGATTAGTGAAGAAATAACTAAAACACCACAGTCGCAAGTTATAAGAGGAGCTATTACTGGTCCTTTAAAAGCAATAAATGAAACTGTAGAGTTTGCAGATGATATATACGATTATCTAGCTGGTAATCCATACGATAATAATGATCTTATTGATTACAGTTATTTTGAAAGAGAAGATGATGGTGCATTTTTTCAGATACCACAGGCTATAACTCAGTTCTTACTACCTATGGGTATCTTTAGCAAAGGTCTTAAAGGTATTAAAAATCCTTGGACAAGAAACCTTGTTGCAGGTTTTCTTACAGATTTTGTTGTAGAAGACCCATTTGAACAAAACCTTTACAACATGGTTGATGAATATGAAGGTGCTTTAGAACCTGTTATAGATGTGTTAAAAATGCCAGCATCAGTATTTAAAGCTGATGATGATATATCTCCAATAGAAGCAAGATTTAGAAAAGCTTTTGGTGGTGCAGTTATAGGAGAAGTTTTAACAGGTTTATCTGTAGCTTTGAAAGGTTTTAGAAATTCCCCTTTAGCTCCAAAAATTATATCAACCTTAGAACGTAAAAGAAAATTAAAGTTTAAAGACCTTGGTATTGATGAAGCTGGTAACGAATTATTAGATACAAAAGTCATTGATTTAATAAAACCTTTAGAGGTAAAAAAAGGAAAAGGTATAGGAGATACAACACAGATACCAGAAGTCGGTGACAAAATAGAATCTACATTTAATCCAAACATAACTGGTGGTGGTATAGAAGAGCTTACAGATTATATGTTGAATATTGCTGAATATTTTAAAAGCACAGATGAATTAGGACAATGGGCTAGGTCTGTATCTTTAGGTGATATGTTTGCTGCTTCTCAAAGACAAACAGAAGGAGAAGCTTTAGAAGCTGCTAGATTTTTATTACAAGAATTTGGTCCTTTCAAAAAAACTACAAATGGCAAATTAATTAATAACAAAAGATATTTACCTGCTACAGCTATAACCATAAATCAAATGATGAATAAAAATGGCGAAGCTGTTTTTAATTTGTCTGCTGCTTTGCATAATGCTATAGCTACAAAAAATGCAGATTTAGTAAAAGAAATAAAACCAGCATTTTTGAAAGAAGTAAAAGTATTAAAAGGTCTTGTTTACTTAAATAAAGGAGTTGGTTCTTTAACATCACAATCTTTAGGTGCTAGAAGAATTGCAGGTGATTTAAGAGATAGAGTAACAGAAGCAAAAGATTTTGGTAGAAGATCAAGAGGTACAGAAAATGTAAATAATATAAATAGAGATTTTGTTGAAAATGTAGGGGTAAGTGAAATAGATGAAACCTTTAATAAGATTTTTGATTTAGTAGAAAAAGGAGATCAAGAAGCTGCTTTAGCTTTAACACGACTTACAAAATACTTGAACGTAGCAGGTGGTAATCCAGAAGTTATGAAGCACATGATTAAAAAAGGATTACTTTTAAAGGGTGTAGAATTTACAAACGAAATATTTATTAACTCTATTCTTAGTGGTCCACCTACTCATATAGTTAACCTTTTATCTACAAGTTTAAATACTTTGTCAAAACCATTAAGCCAATCTCTTGGTGCTGCAAAAATTACTTTTAGAAAAGATATGGATATTTCTTTTGCAGATACACTTTTAGCTAGAAGAGATAATTTAGTATTTAAACCAGAATTTAATTCTGATGAATTTATAAAAGGTTGGAAACAGTTTATTTATATGGGTGAATCTTTAGGTGATGCTTTTAACATTGCTCGTAAAGCTTTTAAGGTAAATGAAAATGTACTTGATAGAGGTGCAATGGTTTCAGATGCACAACGAGTATCAAGAAATATAAATGCAGAAGATGTAAGAAATTTTGCAGATCAAAATATTGTTACTAGAGGAACAGTAAAACCTTTTGTTGATGTGTTTTTAGCTGATGCTTGGCTTCCTTCTATTTATAACAATTTTAGAAGAATAAATGGTTTTGGTTCTCGTATGCTAATTACAGAAGACGAGTTTTTAAAACAAGTAAACTTTAGAGCTTATGTAAAAGCAGAAGCTTGGGAGCAAGGTGTTAGAAAAAATTTAGAAGGAGCAAAACTGAAAAGATATATTAAAGAGCAAACAAAGAAAGTATTTGACATTGTTGATAATGGCAGCACTAGAGGTTTACCAGAGAGTATTAAAGAAATGTATAAAAAAGCTAGAGATTTTGCTGCTGAAGCTACATTTACAAAAGAATTAGACCCAAAATCTATAAGTGGAAGAGTACAGAATTTTGCACAACACCCTTATGGAAGAATAGTTTTTCCTTTTGTAAGAACTCCTATAAATATTCTTAAAACACAAATGAGATATACACCTGTTGTAAATTTATTTATGAGTGAATACAGGCAAGCACTTAGAAGTACAGACCCTAATATTGCTGCAAGAGCTAGAGGTGAAATGTATTTAGGAGGTGGGTTTGCTGCTTCAGTAGCTTTAATTGCTAGAGATATGGAAAATCCTTTTGCAGAAATAGGCATGACAGGTGCAGGTCCAAATACAATAGGATTTGGTGATGCAGCAGAAGCAAACAGAACATTAGTAAAACAATTAAAAGAAGAAGGCTGGCAACCATATTCATTTAGATTTCTTGTAAGAGATTCAAATGGAGAAATAGTTTTAACAAAAAGTGGTAAACCAAAATATAAATATATTTCTTATAAAAGACTTGACCCTTGGTCTGGTTTATTTATGCTTGCAGCAGATTTTGTAGAAATAGAAGGTCAAATAGGTAGTCAACAACGAAACGATTTTACTACTGCACTTACTGTTGCTATTGCACGAAATTTAACAGACAGAACTTATATAAGAGGTCTTAGTGAAGTTGCTGAAGGCATACATAACCCTTATGCGTTACAAAGTTTACTAGCAAGAAGAGTAGCTAATATTATTAATCCTGTTGCTGGACTAGGTAGATCAGTTAAAAGAGCCACAGACAAAACAAAACTTGATACTACATATTATCCAGCAGATGAAATGATTACAGGTCTAAGACAAACTCTTAATGAATTAGCTAGAACAATACCTTATTTTAATGCAGATTTAGAACCTGATAGAAATTGGTTAACAGGTTCAGTTGTTAAATATCCTAGTGGTTTTGGACCTGATACCTTTGATGTTTTGAATCCTTTTACTGCTACTAATACAAAAGATAATTATGTTCTTAGTGTTATTAATGATTTGAATATAGCTTTACAACCACCTAAAAAATTCTTTTTAAGAAGAGAAGGAATACAAAATAGTGGTATAGAACTTACAAGCAAGCAATATGCAGATTATGTTAAGTACTTGGCTTTTGATACGAAAATTGATGGTAAAAGACTTATTGTTACATTATATGAAATATTGAATAAACCAGAAAATAAAGCCTTCTATAAAACAGCTATGGGTGAAAATGTAAATTCAACTAATCAAGAAATTATGATAGGAATACAAGATAATGCTAGAGCTAAATTATCAAGAAAAATAAAAGATGAAATATCAAAGTATAAAATAAAAGCTAGAAGAGAATGGTTAGGCAAACCTGAGAATCAAGAGTTATTTGCAGATTTTACTGATAAACTAGAAGAAATAAACAATGGAACTGTTGAATCAGCAATTAAAAATTTATCTAATTTTTAGTAATCATGGCAACTAACACAGCAGCATCTTTTACAAATCATACTGGCAATGGGTCTGCTGGTCCTTTTAATATATCCTTTTCGTATCTTTCAGAAGCAGAAGTTGATGTAACTGTAGGTGGTGTTTTAAAAACTATTACTACGCACTACACATTTACAAGTGCAACCCAAATCACATTTACTTCTGGTAATGAACCTGCTAATGGTGTTGCTATAAAGTTTCAAAGAGATACAAATATTAGTGCTAAGAAAGTAGATTTTGCAGATGGTTCTGTTCTTACAGAAGCAGACCTTGATGCTAATAGTGATCAAGTATTATTTGCTCAACAAGAGATTATTGATAAGTTAGGAACTATTGAAGAAAATGCAACAGGAGATCAAACAGCAGCAGAAATTAGAACATTAGTAGAAAGTGCTAGTGATAGTAATGTTTTTACTGACGCAGATCATTCTAAGTTAAATGCAATAGAAGCTTCTGCTACAGCAGACCAGACCGCAGCAGAAATAAGAACACTTGTTGAAAGTGCTAGTGATAGCAACGTATTTACTGATGCTGACCATACTAAGTTGAATGGTATAGAAGCAAGTGCAACTGCTGACCAAACTGCTGCTGAAATAAGAACACTTGTAGAGTCAGCAACAGACTCTAATGTATTTACAGACGCAGACCATACAAAACTAAATGCTATAGAAGCAGGTGCTACCGCAGATCAAACCAATGCAGAGATCAGGGCAGCAGTAGAAGCTGCTTCTGATAGTAACGTCTTTACAGATGCCGACCATAGCAAGCTAAACGCTATTGAAGCTAGTGCTACAGCCGATCAAACTGCTAGTGAGATTAAGACTTTATACGAATCAAACAGCAATACAAACGCTCTTACAGATGCAGAGAAATTAGTTATTGATGGTGTTACAGCAAATACAGGTGAACTAAATAAATTAGATGGTTTTACAGGTTCTACTGCTGATTTAAACCAAGTATCAGGAATGTCTAAGCAAACTACTATTACCAATAGTGATAGTCACTTTCCTACTTCTGGTGCTGTTGTAGATTTTGTAGCAGATCAGATAGCACCTGTTGGTGGACTAGAAGTTATAGCAGATGAAGATAGCTTCCCTGCAACACAGCCAGTATCAGGTGTTGTCATAAGTATTGCAAACATAGATGGTCTTATCGTTAGTTCTGGTGGTGTTGCTACAAATGCAAGAACAGTAGGTAGTGGGTCTGATAACGTAACTATTAATAACTTCCCTGCAAGCCTTAGAGGTAAAACTATGGCTGCTGAGTTAGGACTTCTTGTTAGTTCTACAGGTGCAAGTCAGATATACAACTACCATAAACTACTAGCAAAAGAAGCTGATGTAGAACAACTTAGTAATGATATAAACGACTTTGCATCTAGGTATAGAGTTGTATCATCAAACCCTACAAGTGATAATGATGCAGGGGATTTAATATTTAATACTTCTACTCAAAAGCTATTAGTATATAACTCAACATCAGGTGCTTTTGAAGAAGCACAATCTGTTGGTAACTTCTTTATATCTACACTTAGCCCTGCATTTAATGGAAGCGTACAGGACTTTACTATTACAGACGCACCAAGTAATGCACAGCAGATAATTTTAAGTATCAATGGTGTTATACAGAAACCTAATAGTGGTACATCTACACCTTCAGAGGGTTTTGCTTTATCTGGCAGCACAGTTAAGTTAGCTGCTGCGCCTGCTAGTGGGTCAGATTATTTTGCAATAGTTCTTGGTTCTACTGTAAACATTGGTACTCCAAGCAACAACACAGTAACGTCTGCAATGATCGTTGATGGAAGTATTGTAAATGGAGATATATCAAACTCTGCTGATATTGCAGGTAGCAAACTAAGCCTTGTATCTACATCATCTACTGCTGGTATTATTGTAAAAGGTGATGGCTCTTCTGATGGATATTTACAACTTAACTGTAGTCAGAATAGTCATGGCATAAAACTAAAATCTCCACCGCATAGTGCAGGGCAAAGTTATACTCTTACGTTCCCTTCTAATATTGTTAATGGTCAGTTTTTAACAACAGATGCTAATGGTAATTTAAGTTGGGCTGCTGTTGTTACTGATCTGGTAAATGACACATCACCACAGCTAGGCGGTGACTTAGATACCAACAGTAATGATATAAATTTTGACACTAACGATAAAGCACAATTTGGAAATGCTGCACAATTAAAAATATATTATGACGGAACCAATAGTATAGTCACTTCTGGAGGTGCTGGAGATTTACAACTTATTTCTACTTTTGATGATGTATTAATCCAAGCTCAAGATAATGTTTTTATTAGGCCGCAAGCTGGTGAAGAAGGTATAAAAGTTATGGGTAACGGAGCTGTAGAGCTATATTACGACAACGAAAAAACTTTTGAGACACAAAGTGCTGGTATATCAGTTTTCGATCAAACTGATGCTACTGTTGAAATTAAAATGAACAACAATACTGGAGTCAGTGGATATGTTTATGGTAACAGTACAGAGTTTGGGCTTTTAGATAAAGCTGGAAACTGGAAATTAAAAACTGTATATACTGGAGCTGTTGAGTTATTTCATCACACCACTAAAAGGTTTGAGACTACAAGTAACGGAGTTACAGTTACTGGACATATAAAAGAAACCGCTAAACCAGTATTTAGAGCCTATAAAACTGGTACTCAAAGTTTTCCTAATAATTCAAATACTAAAGTTACATTTGGTAGTGAAAGTTTTGATGTGGGTAATAACTATACGGGATCTAATTCACGATTCACTGCACCTGTAAGTGGTTACTATCAATTTGATGTTAATATTAGATTTACTATGACAGGTGCTGGTAGATGTGATGCTCTTTTAGCAAAAAATGGTGGTTTTGATAACTTCTTCCCATCAGGTGGCCAGAACCAAACAGGTAATAATGATGGTGGTATACAAATTCACGGTGTCATGTATCTAGCTGCTAACGATTATGTTGAAGTATATGCTCATCAAAACGGAGGAAATACCGAAAGTTTTAGTAGTGTTAGTAACATTTCGGGTACAGGTGGTATTACTAACTGGAGTGGATTCTTAATTACAGAGGTATAAATTATGGCATTAACATTAACAAGTATTACTGTTACACTTAAAACAAGAGGTTAATTAGCTATGGCATTAACAAAAGTATCAACAGATGGTGTCAAAGATGATGCCGTCACAACTGACAAATTAGCTAACGCTATAAATACAGAAAGGACTGCTAACACAGCAAAGGTATCAACAACAATAAACAACAACGCAGATAACAGACTTATTACTGGCTCTGGTACTGCTAATACTTTAGAAGGTGAAGCTAATATTACTTTTAGTGGTAGTACTTTAGGATTAAGTGCTGGTGCTGCTAGAAGAATAGGTGTTAAGGATCAGGCAAGTAGTGGTAACGGTGGTGATTTATTAATTACTTCTGGCTCTGCACATACTGCTGGGACTACTGCTGGTAATTTATTATTGGCAACAAGTAGAGGAACTAGCAGTGGCCCTACTGGAACACTTAGATTTGGCTATAATGATGGTTCTAACGGAATGGGTTTAGACCAAGAATGGATGAGGTTTCATAATTCTGGTCGTGCTAGTATAGGTTCAACTTCTCAATTTAATGGAGGAAAACTATCCGTATATGGACAAGGTCTAGCTGTCTTTGGTCAAAACACTGCACACGCTACAAATGGTATAACAATAGGTCAAGAAGGTAGTGGTGTAGCACAGTTGAGAGCTTATGGTTCTAGTTCTACAAGTTATGGAGAGCTTGATGTAGTCCTTAGTACTTCTACTGGTACGTCAAGCAACTCTACATTTAAGTTTATAAAACAATCGGCTTCTGGTCATTCTGTTTTACGAGTACCTACTAATGGTGGAATACAATTTCAATCGTATGATGAAGCTGTAGATGATGGCTCAAACAGTATAAATACTAATACGTTAGATGATTATGAAGAGGGAAAATTTACGCCACAAATGTTATTTAACAGTAGTGAATCTGGTGTTAGTTATACTGAAAGGTCTGGTTTTTATATAAAAATAGGAAGTTTAGTTTATGTAAAAGGTTCTATAACTCTTTCAAGTAGAGGTAATGCTAGTGGTGGTGCGAGTGCTATGATTGGTAATCTTCCTTTTACTATTCGTGATGATTATTCTGGATCATCTCAAGAAGGTTTTGGTATGCTTACCTATTGGGGTAACACTAACCCAACCAGTAATTTTCTTTTTTGGGCATCACAAAATTCTACTGCTGTTTCTATACAAAGAGTAAATGGAGCAACTACTGTAGGAAACGCAGACAAGAATGATTTTAGTGATAACTCAGATTTAAGATTCAGTTTATTTTATTGTGCAAACTAATAGACCGTAGCTACGTCTTAAAACTAAGCCATAAACCTGTTTTAATCGGAGATTAATCCTAATGGCACTAGCCGAATCAGTTGAATACGACAAGATAGAAGTTGTCGGAAAATACAAAGCGTTGCAAGTTCGAAAGAAAAATGTAATAAAAAAAGATGGAGTAGAGATTGCTTCTACTTTTGAAAGGTACTCATTGCAATGTGGATCTTTAGATGATTCAGACAACCTAGTTGATACTGACATATCAGGAGAACCAACAGAAGTTCAAGCTGTATGTAATGCTGTGTGGACTGATGATGTCAAAGCTGCTTGGAAAGCTAAACTAATAGCAGATAAACCATCTGAATAATGCCAAAACCTACTCTTGAAGAACTGCAAGCGGAATTGCAAGACGTAGTTAACAGACACAACCAAGCACAGGAAGTTGTCAAGCAATGTCAAACAAGGTTTACTGAATTAACAGCTATCATTAAAGATAGAACTACCCCTGAGTCAGATGCCACTTAAAGGAAAACAGTACAAGATTGATGCTGATGGTGATGAAAAAATCACCAAAAAAGATTTCTTGTTAATTGCTGCTAGGAAGAAAAAAATGAAGAAGAATGGAAATAAATCTGCCTGATCTACCAGATACAGATTATATTCTCGTTCCACCTAAAACAATTTTTTATCCACCTGTGGCAGAGATTCCATATCTAGACCCTGTACTTCTTCCAAGTCTGGAACAGGTAGAGTCGGGTTTGGGAGGTCAGGAATCTTCTGCTGAAGAAGAAAAAGCATCTTCAACGGAGGAAGCGTTAGAAGTAACACCAGAGACAATACCGACAAACCTGCCAGCCACCAAAGAAACTTTATCAAGTGAAGAAGCTATAGCTACATTTAATATACCTCTATTTGGTGAGTTTCCAATACCTGCACCAGAAGTCATAGCTTCTAGTGTAATAGCAGCAGGTACAGCGTCAGTTGCTAGTGTGGTTGGTGGTATTGCTATGCAATCAGTATTAGCTTTTATCAAGAAAACATTTAAGAAAATCTTTACTAAAGTTTTGAAAAAAGAAGTCGCAAATGTGAAACAAAAGATGGATAATAATAAAGGTAGCTAGAGTTCACATACCTGTACGTGTGGCGTCTAAACTAGCTACTTAAATTTTTCGGAATTAGCTTTAACATAACTTCGTATATTAATTACATCACTACAGATATATGCGAATTTGGACTTAGGATTTATCATGTAGCCTGATGCGTGAAGCTGTCCGCACTTCAAAATACGAACTAGCTGCTTATCATGCACTTGCTTGTCTAATTCTTCTTTGGCTAGGTCTAGCTTTACTTTTGCTAGTTCAGAACACGTTTCATTATTAGTTCCTAGCGGTATCATAAAACTCATTTGAAATCCCCAACCTTCATTGATACTATAGGTTTCACTTTCAGTATTTTCTGCATCATTACCTGTATAAAAAGGAGTTACAGCCATAGTAGGTTGACTGCAAACTAAGTTTCCAAACTGTAGCTTACCTGTCATTCCATTATTAACATTCATATTCTGGTTGATAATACTGGAATTACCAACAGCATTTGGTTGAGCCTGTACGTTTGTATCGCCTTCGGCTCTTGCTTTATTACTGACTAAAGACAGACAAAGAAGTGATAACGCTAGTAGTCGTAATCGCATCATTAAGAGTAATCTTTTCGGTCATTTGACTTGCTGCCCTAGTAGTAATACTAAGTGACCAATCTTTTGTACTATCTGCAACTGTAAATACTGCATCACCGCCAGAAATACCAGCAGAAGCAGCTACAGAAATATTAGATGCTTCCCAAGTATTTAGGGCTGATCCATATTTTTCTGTGACTACACTGCGAGTTATAGTCTGTGTAGTATTCTCAGTTCTGTTACTAGAGCCAGTAGTCCAAGAAGGCACTCCGTTTGCATAACAAGGTGCAACTAAAAACAAACTTAGTAATAATAGTTTCTTCATTTGGTGGTTACTTTAGTGTTCTTATTATCTACTATAGTATCTTTTTTCTTCTTTATTTGAAACCCTAGTGATGCAGTACTAGCTGAAAAAATACTTGCAATAAATGTCGGGTCAAAATCTACAATCTTTTTACCAGATGGCGGTTCGTAGTATGAGAGAGATAATAGCGTTGCCGACCATAAAAGCACACAAACTTTGACTATGGTTTCGACTTTACTTGGTTCTTGATCTTCCATAGAAGTGCAAACTCTTGTCTAATACTAGCAATGTAGCTATGTTTGGAAAGTAACACAAGATTATTATGCTTAAAATCTTAAAACCAGTACTACTAAAGTTCTTTACTACAACTGCTGTAAAGAGATTAGTAGTCGATTTGCTTAGAGCTATCTGCAAACAAACTACCAATACGCTAGATGACAGGGCTGTTGATATGTTAGAGCAACAGTTGTTTCCTAAAATGAACTGATATGAACCATAAAGAGTTTTTCAAAATCCTTGTCGGCAACCCACCGCCAGAAATAGAGTTTGAAATTGAAGTAAAGCAACGTGAAACAGAACAACTGCCTGATGAAGCTGTAAGAGCATACTGTTTAGACCTAGTTAAGTACACCAAGCTACAGGATTTGCTTTTAACTTCAGCAATAATGCGTATATCAGAGATAGAAACCAAACTATATCGCTATGAGAAAGGTATGAGACTATACAAGAAAGTTAGAAAACTAGGTTTCTTTGGTAAAATAAAGTATCTTCTATCTGGCAATACAGGTGAGAAGTGATTATATTATTTAAAAACAAGACTAATCATGGATAAAAATTTTAAAATCCTAGAAAAGTTACATTTACTTCTTGCAAAAGAACTGACAGATAAGATTACAAGTGGAGAAGCAAAGGCAGGGGATTTAAACGTAGCCAGACAGTTTCTAAAAGATAATGGTGTTGAATGTTTACCTGTAGAAAAGAACCCAATGCAAGAGCTTATGGAGAACCTACCAGACTTAGATGCTGTACCTTTAGCTGATTTATAATTGCAACCCCTACCAAAAAAACTACAAGACTTTAGATATTTCTTAATCGTTACTTGGAGACATCTAAACCTACCAGATCCTACACCTGTTCAGTTAGACATAGCTGAATATCTACAATATGGTGCAAGACGTAAAATTATACAGGGATTTCGTGGTGTAGGTAAGAGTTGGATTACATCTACCTATGTAGTGTGGAGACTTCGTATGAATCCACAACTAAAGTTTTTGGTTGTATCTGCCAGTAAAGATAGAGCCGATAACTTTACTACATTTACCATGCGTCTTATCAATGAGATGCCAATACTTGCTGATTTGATTCCCAGAGACGACCAGAGAAACAGTAAGGTTAGTTTTGATGTAAAACCTGCACAGGCCGATCATGCCCCTTCATGCTCTTCCAGAGGGGTTCTAGGGCAGATGTCAGGAGCTAGAGCAGATGAAGTGATTGCAGATGACGTAGAAGTTCCTAATAACTCCTATACACAGCCTATGAGAGACAAACTTAGTGAAGCTGTAAAAGAATTTGAAGCAATATTAAAACCAAATGGAAAGATTACTTTTCTTGGTACACCACAAGTAGAAAACTCTGTGTACCTAACACTAGAAGAAAGAGGATATGAAACAAGGATATGGACAGCTAGATACCCAGAACTAAAAAACAACTATGGAGATAGACTTGCTCCTAAAATCCAGAAAGAACTTCTAGAAGGGCTTGTAAAGCCACGTGATCCTGTAGACCCTATAAGGTTCTCTGCACAGGATTTGATGGAACGTGAAGCTTCCTATGGGCGTTCTGGCTTCAATCTACAGTTTCAACTAGATACAACCCTTTCAGATCAAGATAGATACCCTTTAAAAATAAATGACCTAGTAATCGCTTCTGTAAATAAAGAATTTGCACCAGAAAAAATAATCTGGTCTAATAATCCCGAATATGTCATCACCGATCTGCAATGTGTAGGCTTCAATGGCGATAGATTCTACCGACCAGCCCAAGAATTTGGTGACTTCATAGAATATACAGGGTCAGTAATGTTCGTTGACCCATCAGGAAAGGGCAAGGATCAGACCGCTATAAGCTGCGTTAAGATGCTTAATGGTAATTTATACGTCACAGAGTGTTTAGGCTTGTCTGGGGGCTACTCAGATGCCGTTCTGGAGAAGATTAGTAAGATTGCTAGAGACAATAACATAAATCAAATACTCGTTGAACAAAACTTTGGTGGTGGTATGTTCGCTGAACTATTAAAACCTTTCCTAATGAGGTTCCACCCATGCCAAGTTGAAGACGTTAGAAATAATAAGACCAAAGAACTACGCATAATTGACACCCTAGAACCTGTAATGAACTCTCACCGCCTGATAATAGACCGCAAAGTGATAGAAAAAGACTTCCGTTCTAATCCTCAAGAGACACCAGAAAGAAGACTTAAACTACAACTTGTCTATCAACTATCAC